TCACAACCCGAGCGGCATGGCTTAACAGTCCGCCTGAATGAGATACCAGAACCCAAACTGCGGGATTACCCATATCGTCTTGCCGGTGGTCACACCCGCGCTGAACACGTTCTGGACGGTGATTGTGTCGCTGCCCGGGGTCAGGCCGGGGCCGGCACTCGATTGGATGAGCAGCGTCGCCTGCGCGTTGGCGGGCGCGGCGATCGTCCCCCCGGCAATCGCGCCGTTGAGCTGGGCGGGCACCAGGCCGGCGGTGATCACCGGATAGCGGGCGCGTTCGGCGGGTCCGTTGTAATACTGCACTTCGAGGCGATTGACGGTCCGCGCGATCCGCCGCGCGTCCCGGCGCGTGAAAGACCAGGCGCCGTTGAGGTCCCCCGGTGAGGGATAGGTCGCGCCGCCGCCTGGTATCATGTGCGCCACCCCTGCGGGCGCCCGGTGCCGTGCGGATCGAACAGGGCCCGGCGCGCGCGGGCGGAGGGTTGCGGCAGATTCAGGGCCGAGAAATCAGCCGTCTGGTATACGGTGAAGGGCAGAAACACCGGGGCGCCGCCGGTGGCGAGTTTCTTGCCGGCACCGTTCAAGAGGGCGGGCGAGTCGACCGCGGCGCCCGCATCGTCGAGGATCTTGACTTTCTTGCCGCTCACTATCTGCCTCATGCCTTGATCGAGGATCTGCTTAACCCAACCGTTCGCATTCACCTCAAATTCATAAGTCACGACATCATAGAAGCCGCACACCGGCGAGAATTCGAGGTCCCCATTCGGGAAAGCAAGCTTCACCGTCCCGGCGTCGAAGCCCCAGAACACATCCAGGTTAACCGTATCCTTCCAGAGATTCGCATAGGTCGGATTGTAGAGTTGCTCGTTGCGTACGATCCGGAGCATGGGCCTGCTATCGTCCGCCATGAGGGGCGGATCGAAATAGTCGCCCGCGGAGTTGAGCACCGGGTTTCCGTTGGCATCAATGAACACCACGCGCTCGAAGCGGTTCCCGTTCCAACTGACTTTGACGGGATGATTGAGCGGATTTTCCGGGAATTCCGTAGGATCGTAGGGCCCATATTCGACCGTCACGACCCATGAGCAATCGTCGTTGCAATCGGGATCGATCTGCGCGTTACAGGCGAGCGCAAGAGACCAGTTGTCATATTCGACCACCGCGCCGGTGTTATCCTTCAAGCTGTAGACTTGCCCAAACGTCACCGGGATGGCGGAGCGGGCGCCGAGCGGGCCGATGGCCAATGGACCATCGGTCACGATGCGCCAGGACCGGCGGTAGGTTCGATTCCACTGCGCATCAATCCCACCGGACCGCGCGCCGAGCATTTCGGTGACCGAGAGTATGGCCATGATTATTTGATGGGCATTACCTGCGGACGGGCGGCGCCCCCTTGCTGGGCGAGGTCGCGGAGCGCCACCGCGGCGTCTTTCGTGTTCTTCGCGGTGTCTTTCGTGTTCTTCGCCGTCTGCCGCGCGCTGTCATTGGACTGGTTATAGAACTTCGCGATCGCCCCGGCCGCTTCCGCGGATCCGAGTTCCACCGCGGCGGTGGCCTTGTATTCCGACTTCTCCGGCGTCACTTCCTTCTTTGCTTCGGGCCGGGGCGCCGCGGCGGGGCCTGCCTTGTGGGCCTTGGCATACGCTGCCTCTCGGTTGGCAATGCGTTCGCCTGCTTTCGCGATCTGATCATCCATCTTCAAGAGTTCGGGTTGGAGCATTTCCGGCAGGGCCGCGGCGGTGGCCTGAAAGCCCTCGAGTAATGGTGTGAATTTGAATTGGAAGCCTGCGGTCGGGTCCTTGAAGAATTGAAAAATCGAGTTCGCGAGTTCCCCGATGTTCGTCGCGAGATTCTTGAAGTAGGACCCTACCGCGTTGATACCGTCCCAGATCAGTTGAGACCAGTTATTCGCGATGTAATCGGCGATGCGCCCCAGATTCGTGGGCATCACTTCAATATAGGCCATGATGTTCGATACGTTCTGAATCGTCGTGAGCTTGAAGATTTCCCAGTAGTCCCCTGCGTTGCGCAAGATCATCGCCATCGTGTCGAAACCACTTTTCACGTAGTCAACCCATGTCTGAATCATGGGTTTATTGTCCTCGAATACCGTCACCAGCGTTGCGAGCAGTTCATTGAAGGAAACCACCGCCGTCTTGACGATCGGGAGCAGCATACTGCCTATCGTGGTGCCGAAGTTTCCAATCCCACCGCCTGCCTTACGAAACTGGTTCGCTACGTCGCCTTGCGTCCGTTCCATGTCCCCCGAAGCGGTGGCCAGTCCCTTGACGATCAAACTCGCCCGGGCCGCCATTTTCGCTTCCTCAGAGAGTTCCGCGGTCCCCTTGGAAAGCCCCATCCGCATAGCTTCCGACTTCATGGCGCCCTCATTCATCAGGACACCGAGTTCCCGCAGGGGCTTGGATTCACCGGAGATGGCTGACTTGATTTTCTCCATCGATTCGTCGAGCGGAATGTTATTCAGGGAGGTCGAGTCGACCGCAAGTTTCGTGAGCTGGATGGAGAGGTCCGCCGCGGCGGATTTCGTCATCCCCGCCCCCTTGGCAATCAGGCCGAAGCTTGCCGCGGCGTCGAGCATGGGCCCCTTGGCGAGTCCGAATTTACTGGAGAGCTCCCCCCCCATGTCCGTGACCTTACTGGCACTTTCCCCGAATGTCTCGTTCACCTTGTTCATGGTTTCATTGAGGTCGATCGCCCCTTTGATTCCCGCGGAGAAAAACCCTACGATCGCTTCCGTCGCCTTGTATGCCAGGCCGACGATTCCCAGCGCTAACCCGATCTGCACACCCAACCCCTTGACGGACGTGGCCACCCGGTTGACAGTCGGGGCCATCGTCGCCAGGGAGGAATTGAGGGCTTTGGCCTGCGCCGCCGGGGCGGAGAGTTTCACCGCGGATAGTTTCTGTAGACTCTTCGCGCTCGCTTCGGAGCTGCCGCGCAGGCCGGCAAAAATGGATTGCACCGTACTGAAGCCGCGGAGTCCGGTCACGGCAACGTTGGCCACCTTGGCAATCGAGAGGATCCGTTCTTGAAGCGGGGTCAAGCTCCCCGCCGCGGCGGCGGCACCCTTGCCGATGGCGTTGGTAAGCAGTCCCTGAATCGATGCAAGGCTTTGCTTGAAACCCTGCATCCGCAGGGCGCCATCGATGCGCGCCCCGAGCTGGGCGAACATCTGCCCGATCTGCGCCACCTGCCCGGAAACCGTCACCCCGATCTGGGTCAGGGGCGCCATTCCCATTGTCAGCGCGCGGGCGATCTGCGGGCCGATGGCACCCATCTGCGCCCCCACCCGGGCCGCCACCGCCCCGGCGCCCCCCATCGCGTCCGAGTCCGCGGCACCACCGCCGGCACCGCCGCCGGCACCGTTCCCAGCACCGCCCCCAGCGCTCTGAAGCTTCGTATGGCTCAATGACCCCTGCGCCTTGCTGGCCGCGGTGTCGAGGGCGGTAAGGCTATCGATGGCGAGGTTGATTTCCCGCGTGAATTCGCGGGAGTCCGCCGTCATCCCGATTTCGATGGTGCGGTTCAACGCCATCAGGGCAGGTCCTCGAGGCGAATCGTCGTACTGAGCTGGGCGCCGCGGCGATACTCGACACCGCCCCATTGGGCCCACTTACCATGATCGCTGCGCAGCATCCGGGACCCAACCAAGGCGTCCAGGGTCGATTTCTGTAAGGCGTCGATATCCCATTGCCGCTGTTTCGGTGGCAGGGTCACAATCAGGGTCACCCGCCGCAGGGTCTGCGCTTCGGGCACCCGGCCGAGCAGGCGGCAGTAGAGATTGACGAAATCGAGGTCCGTCTTTTTCAGGCGGGCGGCGCCCCAGATTCCGGCCCGGCGGAGTTCATTGAATGCCGCAGGCCGCCAGTTGGGAATGACGATTTCCCAAACGGCGGCCGGCGGTGTCGAGTCGAGGGCCGCGGTGGTGGTCGTCGGCCTGGTGGTCGTCGGCCTGGTGGCACTCATGGCGGTGATCCGTTGCGCCCCGCCCTCCGGCGCATTCCTTCCACGGCAAGGCAATCAAGAATCTCGGATATGGTAACCATATCGGGCAAGGCGGCGTCTTTTATTCTCTCTAGGGACTTTGATTGGATCTGCCTAACCCGTTCCTTGGTCACCTTGAAGATTCGCGCTATGTCTCGGCACGAATAACTTTCGGTGCACCAATCCTCGAGTCCACAGGACAAAAAGAGGACCGTGCGGTCCCTTTCGGGAAGAGCGCTTGCAAGCGCTATCACTCGCGCGTGCACCCGTTCCTTGTCAACGTCTGGTGCGGTGGTTTCGTTACTCATGGCGGTGATCCGTTGCGCCCCGCCCTCGCGGCGGATTGCGCGGCGATGATTTTGAACCGGGCGGCGAGATCATCGTCAGAGCTGCCCGGCTGGCCGGCGCCGAAGTAGGGCACGATTTTTTCGACCGGCCGGGGCTTTTCCGACCAGATCCCCTCGAGGGTCGAGCAGATCATCGCCGTTTGATAGTACAGGTCGGGAAACCCGTAGAGGTTATCAAACGCAATCCACTCGGCCATTTCCGCGGAGGACAGGGCCGCGCCAAGGTCCTCGACCGTGCGGCCGAAGTGCGCGCACATCCTCAAGAGGAATCGGCGGCCCGGCCGTTCGGTGAGTTTTTTTCCAGTTCCTCGACATCATCCTTGGTGAACTTGTTGATTTTGAACGCAAGATCACAGATCCGCGCCACCGCGGACGTAGGCTGCGCCCCCAGAATCGGGATATCTTCCTCGCGGAAGAGGTCCGCCCCCTCCGCGGTGCAGGCGCAGTAGTACACCAGGCGGGCGCGGAAGTGTACGCGCTTCGTCCGTTCCCACTGGATTTCCAGTTGGTCACGTTCCGAAGCGCTGAGCATGCGTACGAAAATAGACCCGCCCCACTCGGGAATTTCCAATTCCTCGCGGGGTAGGATCGGAGATTGCGAGAGTATCCCCTCGCGGCTGAGTATCTCGGTCGTCATCAGGTCCCCGGGTTAAAGACGATCAGAGTCGTGCACTTTATTTCAATATCGGCGCCGATGTTGCTTTTGAGCTTCGCACCATTCAGCTTGAAACTGGTGATAAACCCGGAAAACGTCGCGGTGGCGTGCGTGGCGTTACCGTCGTTGAAGGTAATCGTCCACGCCTCGACCGCGCCCGGCGTCGTGACATCGGTCACGAAAAGCTTGTGTGTGGCAATGTCGTTGGGGTCAAACCACACCTTGATTGACACCGTGTCCGGTTCGGGAAACAGGCTCGGCCTGGTGACGATGATACCTTTCGTCAGGTCGGAAATGTCGATTGCCTCGACCAGCGTTTCGGGCCCGTCGATTTCGTAAACCTGCGCCACCGGGGTCAGGACCGTGGCCAGCATCACCTCGAGTTTGGTTCCTTCACCGGGTTGGACCGATGGCACAATGGCAGGCATGGCGGCAGACTCCCCTTGGAATGAGGGCGGCGGGGTCAGTTAGCGCGTGAGCGGGCCGGCAAACGCCACCGCGGCATAGCCGCTGCCCGAAAAACCGCCGGCACCGGGCGGCAGGGGCGCGGCACCGAATCGGAGCAGGGTCACCCACTGCAATTCAATATCGGCGCCGATGTTCGATTTCAGGCGGGCACCCGTCAGGCGGAATGAGGTCACGAAAGCGGAGAAGGGCGCGGTGGCGGTCACGGCGAGGGCCGGATTGGTCAAGATCAGTTGATACTGCCGCACCGGTCCCGGTTTGCTCGAATCGCGGGTGAATAGCGAGTTGCCGGCGGTGTCGTTGGGATCGTACCACACCCGCAGCGTCATCCGGCCCGGGGCGGGGAGTCGCGAGGGCCGGCACACCCGCAGGGCCCGGGTCAAATTGCTGTCATCGCAAGCGGCAACGGTGATATCGGGCCCGTCGATTTCGACCACCATCGCCACCGGGGCGCCATCCATCGTGAGTACCGTTCCCTCGCCAGGCCACACCGCGTTGCCCGTGACCGTCACCGCAGGCATGGGGCGCCCTCATGCGTTCGTTGGGATGCTTTCCCGGAATTTGAACACATAGTCAAATTCCTTGAAATGGACCCCTAAATCGGACCCCGCGATAGGTTCGTCGTAACCGTCGTCTTCATTCTCGAGGTAGGCAAACGAGAGCGGCAGGCCACCGAGAATGGTCTTATAACCGGTCCAGTAGTTCCGCAGGATCTCGAGGCAGGTTTCCAGGTCCCGGTGTCGGTAACTGAAAACCGTGAAGCGGATCCGGGTTTCTCTCATCCCCGCCGCGGTGGCCAGATTCATGACGTGCAAACTGGAAACAACGTGGTAGGTCAGGGCGGGCCCGGCGGCGAGGTTCACCGTCTGCGGCAGATAGAGCGGGTAATAAGCTTGCCCGATCAAGTTGACGGACGGCAGGTACACCGCAAGGGCGGCGGCGAGGGCTTCTTTGAGGCCCGGCACCGGCGGCGGCGCCTCGAGGGCCGGGCCGCCAAATGGCACCACCGACCAGGCCGCGGAGTTGAAGCCGCTGGCGGTCACCCGATCACCGTCACATTGCCGGCGGGCCCCTTGCGGCAAAGTTTGGGCGCGCTGTTCGGGTCGAGGTCATCACTCGAGAAAAACAGCGAATTATCCGGAGCGTTGGCGCGGGTCATCGTGGCAAGCGACAGTCCCCCGAACAACGTCAGTTGGCCGGTCTGCGCCGTGATATCGAGGACCGATATTTGAAATGCTGTACCATAAAGCTGAAGGTCACCACTCGAGGAATAAAGCACAAACGCTTGGTTATTATTATCGCGCCGACAGATTACCACTCCGCCGGCAGATCCCACGGTGATAAAAGTTGAGGCATGAATGTCCCCGCCGTTCGTGTCGAGGGTTAACGCACCGCTGGCCGTGCTGAAATAGGTCACCGCGGTTGCAAACCCATCGACCGATTTCTGGAATGTCAAGTCATTGCCACCGGCACCAAACCCCATGCGAAACATATTGAGGCCGTCGGGCTGACTCCAGGTCGGGAGGGTTTGGGTCATGAGCGGCGCCAGGGAGGCCGGTTTGAGCGGCGCGGCGGGCCCGTCGAGGATTGTGATATAGGTCGCCAGATAGGTAGCCAGAGCCTGATAACCATCGGAATTGAGATGGAGCGTATCGGATCGTAGGCTAGACGGCGGGATATCCTCGCCATGATTGGTAACATCGGTCGGATTCGATGGGTCGTACAGAGACACGAGGTAGGCGCGCACGTCCAGATAGTTCGCGGGATAGGTCGATGCGAGTGAAGTATTAAGCGCGATGATTGCGTTATATGCTGCGCTTCCACTCGGTTCGGTATCGGCATTCAGGATCGATAGCACCAGATACCTATCGTGTCCGAGCGCAGCCACTTGGGATGCAATGTTGGCCAGCGTCGTGGCCGGCGGCACACTGTTAATCCCGTCATTGCGCCCTTCCCAGAAAATCACCGACCATGAGTATCTGGCCGTATCGGCGAGCATCCGGGCGCTGGTCATTGTCGAGGTATCGCCCCCGATTCCGCCATTGTAGATCGCCCGCGGCACGGCGGCGGCGAGGAAATACGGGTAGGGCGTTCCGCCGACACCGAGGGTCAGGCTATCGCCCCAGCAGGCAATTTCGGCACCCGGAAACGTTGCTTGCGCATCCGTGGCATAGGGGAGCGGCGCCAGACCTGTTTGGAGTTCGGTCACGGCGAGCGCCGTCGGCCGGCACTCGAGATTATCCCCGGCATTGAGCCCCACGTCATTCGTCCCCTCGATCGGG